CGTACATTCAACCAGATGCTTCGTTATGAGACTTACAATTTTAACAGCGGTAAGCGCACAGACGAGCCAACTCTGGATGAAATTAAGGACAAGACAAACAAGTTCTTTATGCTTCGTGCATTGGGTTCAATCTCATTGCCTGTCGCAGTTAGCCCAGAGACTGACTTCTACCAGCAAACATTCCGTCAGTTTATGACTCAGTATGGTCCAGGTGAAGCAGAGGCTAAGTTCCTTGAGATGTATCCTGATTTCTTTGAGGCAACTGTAAGCCTATCTAAGTCACCAGGTGGACTTGAGGCTAACATCAGCACCGTTAAGAATCTTAAGAAGTTCCAGAACCTTATGGCTAATGCTGAGGCTAATGACAACCCAGAACTTATTGGTTTCCTTGCCAATGACTTTGATGGACAATATACCTTTAGCCAGGCTGCATACCAATGGCAGTACCGTCAAGGAGCATATCCTGGTTCAAAGAACACTTACCGTCAGAACCGTAGCCCAGAAGAATTGCTACGCGATGCAAACATCAAACGCGGATGGACACAGTTCAACTCGTTGATGGGGCAGATTAACACTTACAAAATTCAGAACGGAATCGTCTCTGATAACGATGATGCCCTAAAGCCAGTCATGGCTGCTAAGAAACTATGGCTTCGCCAGATGGCTGAGCAAAACCTTGACTGGTACTCAGAATACATTTCTCCAGACCGTGGCAAGTATGAGCGCAGAGCGCAAGTACTTGAGACAGCCTTGGCAGATAAAAAATGGATGGCACAAAACGGTAATCGCTCAGTAGTTAAGGCTATGGCTGTGTATTTAGATGCACGCAAGCAACTGGGTAACTTGTTACAACAGCGTGAACGAGCAGGTGGCTCACGCATGCTAGAGGCTAAAAGCAATGCAGATGTTGTATTTGTACTTGACCAAGTACGCACACAACTCATTGCCGAAAGCCCAGAGTTTGAAGAATTTATGAATCGTTATTTTATCAATGATACGGTGGTGGTGTAAGTGACTACAGGAAAAGAAGATAACAAGCCTGGAACTAAATCAGGTACCCCTGCAGGTACAGGCACACCATCAAGTGGTATCAATTTAGCAGACTTGATTGCAAAAGCCCAGGCTGCAGGTCTAGGTGGCGATGTTTCCTCTAAAGGTCCAGTTTATACCAAGCAAGATGCTGAGGCTGTTGTTCAGTCTGTTTACCAGCAACTCCTTGGTCGCAACGCCGTAGGTGCTGAAAAGTCTAAAGCAATCAGCATATTTCTTGGTCAGGGTGCAGATACTGGTGCATCTGGTCGCCAACAGGCAATCGTTGACATGGTTCAAAATGACAGAGAATTTACTATTCGTCAAGAAAATAAGTACATGGATGCTATCTACAACCGCATCGCACAAGATGTAAGAGAGGCACAGGGATAATGGTAGACCGTAGAACCGTAGTACCTGAGACTCCACAGGAGCGCCTGCGTAAAATTGGTGTTGCCATTTCTCAAAATGAGCAAATTATCAAATCTGAAAAGCCTGGTAGTGCTAAGTTTAAGACTGCACAAACCAATCTTGTGCGATTGCGTAAAGCACTTAGTGATGCAAATTCTGAGTTAACAGCAGAGCGCAACAAGGTTAAGAAGGCTGCTGCTGAAAAAGCAAAGGCTGATGCTCAGGAAGCCTTAGCCCGTGCCGAAGCGCTGAACAATGAAAGTGCTGCACAAAAAGCCCGTGACAGAATTCAACAGGCTGAGAATGATGCTGCTGCCGCTGCTGCTAATGCACCTAAAGTTCAAGATGAAACTTTCATAAAAGATACTAAGCCTAAAGATTCAGATGGCGATGGTATCCCAGATACTCTTGACAAAAACCCAAGGGTATTTGATAAGCCAGCGCCAAAGCCAAAGCCGAAGCCAACTACGCCTACTCCTACGCCAACACCTGTACAAACTCCTCCTGGTCAAGATATAAAAGATTTATGGGTTTCTTACCTTCGTACAACCTTTGCATCTTTAGAAGATAAGACACAAAAGGCTGAGATTGATATTCTTCTTAAGCGTGCTAAAGATGAGAAGTGGGATGAAGATACCTTTATGGATGCCCTTGAGGGTACCGTGTGGTGGCAAGCAACTTATCCAAGTATCCGTTCATTCTTCTTAGAGACACATGACCCACGCAAGGCATCAACCTTTGCTGAAAAAGTATCTAACACAATGGACTCAATGCTTGGCAAGTTAGAGGCTTTGGGTGTTAGTGTCCGCCAGGTTGACCCTGCAACAGGTAAGGTAATTGACAACACAGATTTTGTTAAAGGCATTGCCCTTAAGTCAATCGAAAATAATTGGGATGATGACCAACTAGAACAATATCTAGCCACACAAAGCAACATTATTTTCTCTGGTGGTGGAACTCTTGGCTCATTCTATGACCGTATTTCTCAGCAGGCATACTTGTATGGTGTACCTCTTGATGAGACTATGAAGAAAACAATTAACACATCATTGCTTGACCCATTGGATGGTCGCGATGCACAGTACTGGATTAAAACAGTAAAAGATATGGCTTACGATGCACCACAGAACAAGCCATTCTTGGCTTCACTTCAAGCAGGTCGTAACCTATACGAAGTAACCAACAGTTATCGCCAGCAGATGGCTAACCTTCTTGAGGTTGACTCTACGGCTATTACATGGAACGACTTAATGGGTAAGGTTGTTGATAACTCTACAGGCAATGCTCGTACATATGCAGACTTTACAAAGCAACTTAAGTCAGACCCATTATGGCAATACACAAGAAATGCTAAAGAAACATACAGCAATACAGCACTTGATATTGCCAAGATGTTCGGATTTGTGGGGTAATTAGATGCCAATTCAAGGAATGACAGAGGAAGAAATCCTCCTTGCCACTGCTGAACAGGTTGCTTCTGGAGTAAAGAGTACTGCTAGAAGCGCTAAACTTGAAGGTGAAACATCCGCTGAGGCTAATGCTCGTCTTACAAAAGCATACAAAGAATTACTTGCTAAGCCAATTTTAACTCCAGAGTTAGAAGAAATTGGAGCAGAGGTTAAGTTTGTTCGCCAAGCATCAGGTGGTGTTGGTGAGTATGTAATTGTTACTCCTTTTGGAGCAAAAATTCCAGCCGATGATGCCACTCAATGGACTACTGGAATTATCCCTGCCAACTCAAAGTATGTGACTGGTACAACACTTGGCACATTTAGCATGGGTGATGGAACTGTAACAAACATTGGCGAAGTTCCATTTACAACAATTACCAAAGCAGGTGAAACAAGCACTCGTGCCTTTGTAGGTCAAGATGCTTATTACACAGTAAAAGTTGGTACAACTGGTAAGACCCAAGCGCAACTAGATGCTGAGGTTGGACAAGCCTCTGCTTTACAGTTCAACAAAGATATTGCTACTTTACTTGGCGGAACAGTTGACCCTGCCACTGGCAAAGTAACTGGAGTTGCTGGAAAAACAGTATCATCAATTACTCCTAACGCTGACGGAACAACCACCATCACCTCTAGTGACGGAACAAAGACAACTGTTAGAACTCCACCAAGTACAACAACACCAGTAACTACATCACCAACAACTGTAACCCCAAGTGGATTTACTCCTAGCAGTGGTGGCTCCAATCTTGTTCAAAGAATTGAAAGAAGCCGTGTTACAAATGCAGACGGCACTATTACAATTACATATACTGATGGCACGAAGTCAACAATTAGCGCTGGAAGTAATGCTGGCACAAACTACACAGGCTCTGGAAGTGCAACCGACCCATTTAAACTCAACGGCACAAACTTTACTGGAACCCTTGGTGGAGTTAACTATGTCAATGGTGTCAGGGAAGATACTGCAAAGAAAACTGCACAGCAAGAGTTTCGTGCATCACTTGCAGACTTTGGCTTAGGAGACTTGGCTGATGTAGTTGATGGTTTCATTAGAAACGATTACACAGTTTCACAGATTAGGCTAGAACTACCTAAGACACAATCTTACAAAGATAGATTCCCTGGTATGGAAGCACTTCGTGCTGCAGGTCAGGCTGTTAATGAGGCTACCTATATCTCTATGGAGAAAGGCTACCTGCAGACCCTGCAGGCTTATGGGCTAGATACCAAAGCACTTGGTGGTCGTAAGCAATTAGGTACTTACATCTCCAACCTAGTTAGCCCTCGTGAGTTTGAGGAGCGAGTTAATCTTGCTGCTACTCGCGTTAAAGAAAATGCAGATGTTATTTCACAGTTTAAGGCTTACTACCCAGAGGTAGATAACTCAGCACTTACTGCCTACCTACTCAACCCAACTGTTGGTATGGACATTATCAAGAAGCAGGTACGCACCGCTGAAATTGGTGCTGCTGCTATGAGCGCAGGATTTACTGAACTCGGAAGCCAGGTTGGACTTGGAACTACCACTGGTCTTATTGATGCTGTAGGCACTAGCGATTACGGAACTCTTAAGAAAGAGTTTGGCGCAGCAAAGACTCTTGCCACTCAGCAAGAAAGACTATCTCGTCTTGAGGGTCAGCAATATAGCCAGATTGAAGCAGTCAATGCAGCAATCGCTCAGAACCAAGGAGCAATATTGCAGTCACAACGCAGAGCCTCTCGTGAGGCTGCCCGCTTCGGTGGTCGCTCTGGAGTAACAAGTACTTCACTTAAGGGTACCGAAGGAATATAAAAAGAATCCCCACTTAACCGACCAGCCTAGGTGGGCGTAAAAGACTGGTAGTGATAGCCAATGTAGTTTCCCCTAACTGCATTGTGGATTGCGAATACAACTAACAAAGGGAGATAGGTAGATGGCTACCAACTATGAATACGATGACGAAGATGATGAAACCACCCAAGACGGTGGCATCAATCAACTCCGCAAAGTAAACCGTGCGCTTGAAAAGCGTGCAAAGGAACTAGAACAGGAGTTGTTAGGTCTTAAGTCACAGACCCGTCAGCGTACTGTCAAGGATGTGCTACAAGCAAAGGGTTTAAATCCAAAGATTGCAGCGTTCGTACCAGCAGATATTGATACTTCGGAAGAATCTATCAACAACTGGATTAACGAATATGGCGATGTATTTGGCGCAGTAACCCAGGCTGAAAATCAGTCAACACAACAGTCTCACGATGTGACTGCTCAAGCAAGAATTAACAATATGGTCGCTACTGGTCAGGCTCCAAACCTTGACACAGATTCCATGTCGCGAGTCTTGCAGGCAAAATCACGCGATGAACTAGATGCACTCCTTGGTTTGTAATTAACCCAACCAACTAACCAATCACCAGGAGGTGAACCCACATGGCATATACAGATACCTCGTCTATGGCAGGTCTTGTAAAGACCGCTTATGACCGTTATGTAGAATTTGCCCTCCGCGATACGCCGATGATTCGTGCAGTAGCGGATAAGCGCCCAGTACAGCAGGCGATGCCAGGTTCAAGCGTTGTATTCTCACTTTACAATGACTTGGCTGCAGCAACTGCTGCTCTTTCAGAGACAACTGATGTAGATGCAGTAGCACTACCAGATGTTTCAACAGTTTCAGTTACTCTAAACGAACAGGGTAACGCAGCACTTGCAACACGCAAGTTGGAACTGCTATCACTATCAGATGTTGACCCAGCAATCGCTGATATCATCGCTTACAACATGGCTGACTCACTCGATGACATCGCGCAGCAAGCGCTTGTCAACGGCACCAATGTTATCTATTCAGGTACAGCAACATCAACAGCAACAATCACAGCAGGTATGACAATCACATCTGCTAACCTTCGCAAGGCAGTTGCTAAGTTGCGTACAAACAAGGCTGTGCCTCGTGCAGGAAGCCTATACTGGACAGGTATCCACCCAGAAGTTTCACACGACCTTCGTGCTGAGACAGGAAACATCGGCTGGCGTGACACACACCAGCACACAGATGCTTCATTGGGTAACCTATTCGCAGGCTCAATCGGAACATACGAAGGTGCTTTCTTCATTGAAAACCCACGCATGTTCTCAGACAAGGCAGGTGCAGACCAGACAGCATTGGCTACAACAGCAGTAACTGTTGCTGGTACATCAGCAGGCTTCACATTCGGTGTTGCTTCAACATCAGTCATCGCATCTCGCGCTGAGGTTGGCGATAAGATTTCAGGAACAGGCGTAGGAACATCTGCGAAGATTACTGCAATCGCAACATCAGGTTCAACAACAACATTGACTGTATCTGTTGCTAACTCAGCAGCAGTAACAGCAACAACTGTTGTAACTGTTACACCTGTAACTCGCGTATTCGACACAATCCTTGCTGGAAAGCAAGCATTGGCTGAGGCTGTTGCACAAGAGCCATCAGTTGTTATCGGACCAATCACCGATAAGTTGATGCGCTTCCGTCCAATCGGATGGTACGGTGTTATCGGATGGTCACGCTACCGCGAGGCTGCTCTATACCGCATCGAATCAGGTTCATCAATCGCTGCTCTCTAAGCAGTAGTTGTCGGGGGGTGGGGCGAAAGCCCCATCCTCTGCAACAGAATAGGACAATATGACTCAGTACATTTTTACTACACCCACCGTTGAAGAAACTCCAATGAGTGATGGTCCATTGTTCTCACGCTACAAAATTATTAAAGGAGTTTCTGTCTTAAGAGTTAACGGTATCTATTCCTCATATCGTTACCCAGCACAGGTAGATGTTGATGTTGCTACTGAGTTTTACCTAGGTGGCACCAAGACTCTAATAACACAAGAGACAGCAGATGCCTTGACTGCTCAAGGCTATGGGGAGTACATAACACCAGCATGAGTTTACACAGACGAACTACACATCCTGAGTATGTTGAAAATTGTTTTGGCTGCAAGGTTTCTACACTTGAAATGGGTGTAGGCGATGCCAATTCTAAAGTAAGTATGTCCACCACAAAGTGGGATGCAGAACTCAAGGCATATAAAGATGCCCGCGCTCAAGGGATTCAGCCAGATGGAACAAGCATGAAGGCAGTCCAGAAGGCAGTAGACATTTCACAAAAGACAGGAAAAGCATACGGCGCTAAGGGGTAAGCATGACAGCCATCGTTGGTATCCAGTTAAAGAACGCAGCAGTTATTGCTGGTGATTCAAGGATTACCTATAACGATAAGCCCTACACAGCCAAAGGTATTGAGAAAGTTATCACCAAAGGTGAGTATGTAATTGCCTTTGCTGGAGATGACCAGGCAGCCAATATCGCACAGTACCTATGGGTACCACCCAAAGTATCCAGGGTTATGGATTCAGATAAGTTTATGATGAGCAAGGTATTGCCATCACTTCGCAAGGCAATGATTGACAATGGGTACAACCCAGACCCTGCTGATAGAGATGCAGGCTTTGATGCACTCGTTGCCTTTGACGGAATCATTTATGAGATTAGCCATTACTACTCCTTCTCCCGCGATGATGGCGGGTTTTATGCAATCGGTGGTGGTGGCAACTTAGCACTTGGCGCAGTAGCAATGGTTAGTCCTAAGACAATCAAAGATGCCGAAGAAGTTGCTATAAAAGCAATACAGATTTCTGCTAACTACAACACAACTGTTGGCGGAGAAACACAAGTTACAGTTCAAAGGAGTAGAAATGTGCATTAAGTGCGGATGTTATGGAACAGTGAGTCCATATGGTGTTGGTGGGAGAAAAGTTAACTCTGCTCCGACTGCAGCAAATGTTGCTCAATACAACAAGCCTATTCAGCGTATTGGCGAAGTGCCAACAGGCAAGCGCCTTGAGATGGAAGATGATTACGAGGACTAAACCATGAAGAAAAAAGCAGCAATGAAGAAGGTTGAAAAAGTAATGGGCGAGTTCAAGCGGGGAACCCTCAACTCAGGTAAGGGTGGACCAGTTGTTAAGTCCAAGAAGCAAGCAGTTGCTATTGCAATGAGCCAAGCAAAGATGGCTAAGAAAAAGAAGAAGTAATGCCAGCCAAGAAGGACCCACGCCTAGCCCGTGCTGGTGTGTCAGGCTTTAACAAGCCTAAGCGCACACCATCACACCCAACAAAGTCTCATGTTGTTGTGGCTAAGTCAGGTTCACAGGTAAAGACAATTCGTTTTGGGCAGCAAGGTGTTACAGGAGACAGACAACCTTCTGCCCGTCAAGCATCATTCAAAGCCCGTCATGCTAAGAACATTGCCAAAGGCAAGATGTCAGCAGCATATTGGGCAGACAAGGTGAAGTGGTGAAGAAGAAAGCATTTTGGGATAAGCCAAACCCTAAGAAGAAGTCAACACCCTTAACACCTGCACAAAAGGCTAAGGCTAAGGCTTCTGCAAAGAAGGCTGGCAGACCATATCCAAATCTTGTGGATAACGCAGCAGCACGGAGAAAGGCTAAGTAATGGCAACAGGAGTAGCAGGAAGTTCACTAGCAGACGAACTTAATCGTTTAGCAAATGGTGGTACCTATCCAGTAATGACAGCATATGAATCAGAACAAGGTGCTGCCAATGCATGGGCTGGTACTAATGGCTTGGGTCTTATTGCTGCCCTAAATTACAAGGCTAGTTCATCTCGCCAGCCTACTAACTATAAAGACTTTAATGCTATCTGCAATGAGTTAGCAGGAACCACTGGATTATCAGGAGTCGTAGCATTGAGGAGCATTAACCTATGAGTTCATATTTAGATTTAATTGAGCGTGTTGATTCAGTTCTTCATGGATACACAGACAATGTTGAGCCAACCAGTTGGTTAACATCACCTGCTTCATCTACTGCAACCACACTATCCATTGCAGATGCAACAGGTATGGGTCGTGGCTTTGTACAGATTGATGATGAGATTGTATTCGTCAATAGTACAGACAATGTAGCCAATACATTAACACTTACCCCGTGGGGTCGCGGACAGCGTGGCACTAGCCCTGCAGCACATGCAGAAAATGCAAAGGTAATCGCAAGCCCAATCTTTCCACGAGCAGAAATCAAGAAGGCAATCAATAACACTATTGATGCTATGTATCCAATGGTATTTGCTACTGGTACAACAGACTTCCCCTTCATTGCAGCACGCACTACCTACCAGTTGCCAGCAGATTTTCAGGCAGTCCTTGGTGTGTCTTACTCAACAGTTGGACCATCTCGTGAATGGTTCCCAGTTCGTGGCTACACACTCGACCACACTGCAGACACAGATGCTTTTGCAACTGCTCGAAGCATCAGTATCTACGCAGGCATTACTCCTGGACAAACAGTGCATGTGGCATACAAGAAGCGCCCTACATTGTTAGTCAACGAGAATGATGACTACGCAACAACTACAGGTTTACCTTCATATTCAGAAGATGTTGTCATCTATGGCGCAGCCTTCCGTATGGTTTCATTCTTAGACCCATCACGCCTTGGTCCACAATCTGCAGCAGCAGATATTTTTGATGGCGTAACACCAGTAGGTTCTGGACAGAACGCTTCCAGATTCCTATATAACATCTACCAGCAGCGTTTAAATGAAGTAGCGGACAACCAGCGCCGTCAACATCCACTTCGTTCCCACTACCAGAGATAAGGCAGATAAATGGCAGCAGGCGACCCAGGCTCCCCAGCGCGGTACTACTCCTCAACAGCAGTTGAAACCGCGCTCGGTTCATCAATTCCCGCACAGTCACAAGGACAAGCAAACACTTCGTTTATCGTTGGCTCTGTTAGCGGTTTCCCTTCATCATACCCATACACACTTATTGTTGACCCAGATACATCTAAGGAAGAAGTTGTTACTGTCACCGCTGGTAGCGGAACAACACTTACCGTAACTCGTGGTTCTGACAATACACAGGCTGTAGCCCACTCCGCTGGTGCTGTCGTAAGACACGGTGTATCGGCTCGTGACTTCCGTGAGTCAGAGAATCACATTGCTGCTCGTGGTTATGACATTGACCAGACAATCCTTAATGCTGCTAATCAGACACATGTTCACGGTATTGCAACAGGCGATGGCGTAATCGTTGGCACTGAGAAAGTACAGACACTAACACGCAAGACTCTTACAACACCTACGATTGCTGGCGCTACCATCAGTGGAGCAGTAACTTCAACTGCAACTATTACTGGTGGAACTGTCACCTCTGCAACTATAACAAGTTCTACTATTTCAACCAGCACATTCACTGGTTCATTCACAGCATCTAGTGCAACCTTTGTCAGCCCTACTATCTCAGGCAGTCCAGTCATTACTGGTCTTTCATCTGCAGGCATGGTTGACTCATCTGCTACACCTAAGAATTATGTAGATGCAATCCTTGGCTCAGCAACAGCCGCTGCTACTAGCGCAGCATCTGCTGCAGTCAGTGCAACTTCCGCTGCTACCAGTGCAACCAGTGCAGCCAATAGCGCTACAGCATCTGCCAACAGTGCAACAGCATCTGCTACCTCAGCAAGTGCTGCAGCAACCTCGGCTGCTTCTGCTTCCGCTTCTGCAACTGCTGCTGCTACCAGCGCTACAAGTGCTGCTGCTTCGGCAACTGCAGCGGCTACAAGCGCAACAAGCGCAGCCAACTCAGCAACAACCGCTGCTGCATCCGTGGCATCTATTGCAGGATATGCAACCGCTGCTGCTAACAGCGCAAGCGCTGCAGCAACAAGTGCTACGAGCGCTGCTGCCAGTGCAACAGCCGCTGCCACAAGTGCTGCTTCTGCTGCTGCCTCTACATCCGCTGCTGCAGCCTCAGCATCGGCTGCTGCTACATCAGCAACAAGCGCAGCAGCAAGTGCTACCGCTGCTGCTACGAGTGCTACATCAGCAGCAACCAGTGCAACAAGTGCTGCAAACTCTGCAACGATTTCTGCAACATCAGCCAGTGCATCTGCAACTTCGGCTGCTGCTGCTGCAACATCTGCTACATCTGCTGCAACATCTGCAGCAAGTGCTGCTACATCAGCAACTAGCGCTGCTGCATCTTATGACCAGTTTGATGACCGCTACCTTGGTAGCAAGACATCTGACCCAACACTAGACAATGATGGCAATGCACTCCTTGTTGGAGCACTTTACTTTAACTCAGTAATCAATGCGATGAAGGTTTACAATGGTGCTTCTTGGGATTTAGTAGCCCCAGATACATCTAACTTTATCCAGAAGACTGTACTTACTGCTAAGGGTTCAATCATTGCAGCAAGTGGAGCATCAACTCCAGCAGACTTAACAGTAGCAGCAACTAATGGTTATGTGCTAAGCGTTAACAGTGCAACTGCAACTGGACTTGAATGGGCTGCGCCTAACCCTGGAGATATTACTGGAGTTACAGCAGGCACTGGGTTATCTGGTGGAGGAACATCAGGAACCGTAACTCTTGACCTTGCTAATACAGCAGTAACTGCTGGTTCATATACAAACACTTCACTTACTGTAGATGCTCAGGGTAGATTAACTGCAGCATCAAATGGTACAGCGCCAGTAACATCTGTTACATCAGGTAACACAACAAGAATTTCTATCGGAGGAACATCAACTGCTCCTACGGTAGATTTAGTAACAACAGCAGTTACTGCTGGAAGTTATACAACTGCAAACATTACCGTAGATGCCTACGGTAGAGTCACCGCAGCAACCAATGGTGCTGGTGGTGGCGCAACCTTATCCGACTTATTCATGTTAATGGGAGCATAAAAAATGGCTTACAAAGTACTAGGACAAACAACATCAACTGCGCCATCAACATCTGCAGTAACTAATCTTAACTTAATTAAAGACCCTTCCTTTTCCGCAACTGCTGGAACATCAGCAGTTAGCACACAAGCAAATACTACAACCGTTAATGCAACGCAAGCATTTAATAATTCATCTACTTGGTTTTATACAAATACTGCAACAACGGGAATGTATTTGACATCTGCTACTGATAGAGGTGTCACTGCTGCATTTGGTGGAAGCAATAGTGCTATTGGATTTAACTTTACGGGTGGAGGAAGCCATTCTGCGTATTTAGGATACGGATATGCTGCTGGAAGTCAACCTCTCTATAATACTTCTGCAGGTTCTAATACATTTTCTGCAGCAAATGCTATTCCAGTGACCGCTGGTACGGCATATTATTATGGTTTTAGCCGCTATCAAAATAGCACAAGTTCTACTGCCCTTACTTTTAGTTACTTTTGGTGGAATGCTGCTGGCGCAATTATTACTGGAAATACAATAAACGTCATAGCAAGTTCAACAAACACTTGGTTAAACACTAATGGAAATTTTACCGCACCATCGGGAGCGGCTTATTTAACACTTTACTGGCAGTTTGATTCTAGTTCAAGCAATAGATTTTTCTTAATAGATGGTGTTGTAATTTCTCCAGATAGCGCATTAGCAACATCATATGTTGAGCCCTCATTTCCTTCTGTTGCTTCATTAGTATCTCCATTTGATAAAAAAATTAATGGTTATACTTTAGAAACAACATATTCAACAACTGGTTTAACATTTGCTGGTCCATTACAAACTCTTTATACTTGTCCAGCAGGAAGTTCTTCGGTAGTATCTACAATTACTGCTACAAATCTCGTTTCAGCCGCTACTACATTTAGACTAGTTGTTCAAAAATCAGGCGACTCATTAGCATCTAAGCACTTTATTGTATTTGACCAAAATATTCCAGCATTAGCAACGGAAGCATATACAATTGGAATTACCTTATCAGCGGGAGATATACTAAAAGTTGCATCAGATACATCAAGTGTATCATTTTCAGCATTTGGAAGTGAAAACTAATGGCTATTAAAGAATATCCATCACTAACAATCCCATCAGTAAATGGTCAGTCTGGTAAGTACCTAACAACAAATGGCTCTCAACCTTCTTGGAATTCCCCTAGTGGAATGACTTTGTTGGGAAGTGGAACACTATCTGGCGCTGGATTAGTTATTAGTTCTATTCCTGATACATTTAATTATTTATTTATAGAAGTTGATTCTCCACGTACTGGTAGTGACGCTCCAGTTGGTTTCCGTGCTAATTCAAACAGTTCAAATTATTTTGGTTTTTACACAAGAAATAATAATGGAACAATTGGCTCTGCTGCTTCTAATACAAGCGCTTGGCAATCTACTCAATTTTTAGATACAGCAGTTGCTAATGATATATATATTAGTTGCTCAATATATAACTATAAATCTACAACTGGATTTAAGACTGCGTGCTTAACTGCAGGAGGTCCTGAAACTTCTGGTACTAATTATCAAGAATTAGTAGTTGCTACTTGGCGAGATGTAACAGCAATTACATCATTACAAATTTGGGCTAATGCCGAAACTTTTTCTGGCGGTACATACTCATTATGGGGGGTTAAATAATGCCAAATATTACTATTCACAATATAGAAACTGGCGAAATTATTACCCGTGAAATGAACGCGGAAGAATTAACCCAATGGGAAGCAGACCGAGTAGCCGAGGCTACACGACAAGAAGCCGAAGCACAAAAGGCAGCCGAAGAAGCAACACGCCTATCGGCAAAACTTGCTATCTACGCTAAACTTGGACTGACCGAGGAAGAAATTAACACCCTTCTTTCTTAAATTATATCCCTGAGCATGGATACAAACTGCTCTATTTTTTATGCCCAAAACTAAGGAGACATAGTGGCAAGTAGACCACCTGATATATCCGAGCGCGTGATTATTGACCTTTCTGGTCGAACCGCTGCTTACTATGACCCGACTACCTACAAGTTTGATGTTGCCATTGGTGGTATGCCGTTTATTTATGCCATCACAGACCAGACTCCATACAAGCGACAGACTGCAGAGTTTAGAACTCAGCGCTTTGACAACGCCCGTGACCCAGGTGAGCAATCACTCTCAGGTTCAGGCTATTGGATTCGCTCACAGTCATCCTTCCATCTTGGCGGTGGCATCACCTATCAGGAGCCTATTGTTGGCACACCTGATGAGGTTAAGTTCCAGTTCTCTGACTCAGTAGGCATTGACCCATGGACACCAGGACAGTTGAAACTGCTCCATTCAACATCATTGTCACAGGCATCTACTGCCCGTTCTGGCGTGTTCTCAACCATCATTAGTGGTGTTGAGTACCTAGTCAAGGTGACTGGTTCAGCAGCCGTTACAGCCCGTGTAACCCTGACTACTACTGCTGGCACCACAACAACAGTTATTAACAATACCCAAATCAATGAAGAAATTCTTTATGCTGCAATGGGTGGTAACGATTTAATGATGGTTACACCTACTAAGGTATGGCGTTATTCCTTTGACCAGAACTCACCTGCCTTGCATCAGGACTACGCTATCAACACAGCCAATGCAACCTCTGCCTTTATTGCCTATGTCAAGCAACGCTTTATGTTGGGCTTTACTGATGTTAATAAGAATACTTTTGTGTATGAGTTGGTACGCAACACAGGCTCAAGCATCAACATCAGCACACTTACTGCAGTCAATGGTAGTTCTACCTTGCCTATTGGATTTAGATTCATGGGTATAACTGAGTCTAGCGGTGCTATCTATGTTGGTGGATTCTCAGGTGATGAAGGCTTAGCCCTTAAAATTTCTGTAGATAGCGCAGGCTCTCTTAGCACCATGACAACTGTACTTGTATTACCACGAGGCGAAACACTTACAGCCTTGTACGGATACCTTGGTACATTTGTTGCTGTTGGTACAAGTAAAGGTGTGCGTATTGCTATTGCAGATGCCGATGGCAATCTGTCTTACGGACCATTAGTTTATGAATCTGACTATGACATCTATGCATTTACTGCAAGCAATGAGTTTATTTATGCTGGTGTCAATAGTGAAGTTGATGGATACTCAGGTCTTATTTGCATTAACCTTGGCGCACCGCTAACCAGTGGTAAGTATGCCTATGCCAAGGATGTTTACGCATCAGGTGTTACAGGTTCAGTTTGGTCTATTGCTACATTTGCCAACGGACACAAAGCATTTACTGTTGAGAACTCTGGACTATGGGTTGAGTCTCAGACAAACTTAATTGAGTCTGGTGAGATAACAACAGGCATTATCCGCTTTGATACCTTTGAAAACAAGGCATGGAAGCGTATTAAGATTCGCCTTGAAGATGTACTACAAGGTGACATAGATATGTTCCGTGTCATTGACGGCACAGACATTGCCTTCCAGACAATTCCAGAAGGCACGACTGCAATCTATGACTATGACTTGGCATCAGTATTTACTGAGGTAAGCGCCGAAGCACAGTTCAAGTTCCGTCTAAACAGAAATGATACAGACCCAACTAAAGGTGCTGTTATCTACGGATACTCAGTCAAGGCTTTGCCTACACCTACTCGCGCTCGCGTGCTGCAGATTCCTATTTTCTTGTTTGACAAAGAGACAGATAGAAACCGACAGATTGTTGGCTACGATGGCTATGCATTGTCACGCCTTCAAGCACTTGAGCAACTAGAAGCGCAAGGTGAAACTGTCATCATCCAAGACTTTACTGCAGGCGGAGAGCCTACAGAATCTATTATCGAACAAGTTACATTTACAAGAACAACTCCACCACAGGCTGGGTTCTCTGGCTACGGAGGAATTGTTACCGTTGTTGCTCGTACTGTTGTCTAAAATATAAGGAAAATAAATGACTCCTGCTGAATGGGCTGGTATAGCCGTATCCGTAATGACCTTAATTACTGGCTTTAGTGTTGCAGTTAGATGGTTAGTAAAACATTATCTCTATGAACTGCGCCCTAATGGAGGTGGAAGTGTTAAAGACCAAGTTAATCGCCTTGAGGCTCGTGTTGATGACATCTATCGTATTCTCTGCGAGCGCACTGAGTAGTTGCGGTTATCAAGGATGGGTGAGATACCCATGCCAGGAGTTTGAGAATTGGGAAAAGCCTGAGTGCAACCCTCCGCAATGTGAAGTAACTGGCACTTGTTCCTCCGATTTATTACCAGAGGTATTTGATGAAACGCCCTGAAAGATATTCACCCGAAGAACTACACGCTAGATTGATTGTCATTATTGGCATCATACTAGCGTTGGTATTTGCTGGCTCAGTCTTTGCCCTGTTATGGGCTTTGGTATTTGTAACTCAACCGATGAAGCAAGCACCTAATGATGCTGCATTTATAGAGTTGGTGTCCACCCTTACTGTATTCCTCACTGGGACACTTGCTGGAATCGTATCTGCTAATGGACTAAAGAGTAAGAAGAAGGATGATGAATCAAAATGAAACCTGTAGTCAAGAAAGCCACACCTGCTGCCCTTGCTGTTCTCAAACAAGCAACGGCTATAGCACCAACTCGCAAGAAGGCAAGCGATGGGCTGCTTCCCAGTGCTGCTCATATCAAAGCCAGTCCTAACTCTGACCACAACACAGGGCTTGCTGTTGATTTAACGCACGACCCTAAGAATGGAATTGATTGTGTTGAAATTTTTGAAAAACTTAAAGAAGATAAGCGGGTTAGTTATCTTATCTTCCAAGGCAAAATCTGGTCTAAAGAAAAGGCAAAGCAGGGAAACAGACGGTACACTGGGAGTAATCCTCATAATAAGCATCTACATATTTCTATTAACCCCGCTATGGCTACCGATACTTCTCCATGGTTTTGGTGGATGAATCAACCTAAGATTATTAATCAAGTTATCTCAAAGGTAACACCTGCGCCTGCTAAGAAGGCATACACAACCGAAGTTTGTACATGTTGCAAGTTGCACGGTACAAAATAAACGAGGAGGAAACAATGGAACAATTTAAGCAACTCGGACTAACATGGTTCCGTGCTGCGGCATCTGCTGCTGTAGCGCTTTACCTTGCTGGCGAGACGGACCTTAAGACTCTTGGTGCTGCAGCCCTTGCAGGCTTTGCAGGTCCACTACTCAAGTGGCTTGACCCATCAGCAACAGAGTTTGGTCGAGGCTCCAAGTAATCAGACTTAAGACACAAAGAAACCCCCGCGCTAGAGCAATCTAGTTAGCGGGGGCTTTTTTGTTTTCCCTCAAAGAACTACAGCACGCTTCCCCTACATGCAGTAGCAGATTTACTATAGCACTATCCGCCAGTCTTGTAGAACCCTGGACCATTAAAGTGTATGGCTGGTGGTGTGTACACACGGATTGTATCGCCACCACACAAACTACACTTAGGTGGTACATGACTCT